GACGAGCACCGCGTCTTGGTGGTCTTTCCAAAATGCACCGAAGGCACGGAAGGCTTCATTGAAACCCTTGCGGTCCTTCGGGTCTTTGTTCATGGCGACCATCAGCACGGCGAAAGCGTTCTGCGGGATGCCGAACACCGTGCGGGCGTCCTGCGTCTCGCCATTGATCTCGAGGTGCGTCGTCGGCTTGTAGTCGGCCGTGTCGACGGCCAGCGGGACGTACAGCGGGTCGAGCCCGGCTTCGATGAGCTGCTGCTCACCGAACCGGGACATCGCCACCGGGGTCGCGCCCGAGCGGTGAAAGAACTTGACCACGGCCGGCGGTGCGGGGAAGTGGTCGACGGGCGTCCAGGCGAGCACCTTGAGGTCATCCATCGGCACCCGGCCGAGCACCCAGACGTCGGTGAGCGGGATGATCCAGCCCGACGACAGGTCGCCCTCGAAGAAGTGCTCGGCGTGGCCGCGCAGGATGTCGATCGAGTTCTCCAGCCGACCAGACGGGTACAGCGTGACCGGGCCGTAGGGCGTCGGCCACTGCTTGACGCCGATCTGGTGGCCGTAGGTGCAGGCGACGGCGACGTCATGGCCGTCTCGCTTGAGACGGGTGACGAGGTGTCGGCACTGCACGCCGTAGCCGGTGGGCGAGTCGGGCGAGTTGGCGTGGATCAGGAACTTCATGCGGCACCCACCCGGGCAGCGTGCGTGCGGTACTCGATGCGCTGGCCGACGGTGATGGTGCCGACGAGCACGAACTCGGGACCGTCAGCGGCGACGGAGACGACCTGCTCGCCATCTCGTTCGACGGCGTGCAGATCCTCGTGCATGGTGGCGCGAGGGATGCGGTGAATGGGCATGGTTCCTCCGGGCAGGGGGTGGGGATGGGGTATGGCCCCCGGGCAGGAGAGCGGGGCGCCGCGGCACCTGGCGCTTCTCCTGCCCGGGAGATCGTCAACGCTGGGGGCGTTGGAAGGTCAGACGCTCTGCTTCATGACGTTCACGGCGGTGGTGTCGAGCAGGTCGCCGTCCACTCGCCACTTGCCACGGAAGCCGATCTCGTCGGTGTCGAAGTACCGGCTGTCGTCACGCTCGATGACCGGGTTGCCCACGGTGCGGACGTAGTAGGCCGACATGTCACCGAAGGCGACCGTCTTGTTGTTCGAGCCGGCAGCGGCGACGTTCGGGTCGGTGAAGACCGGCTTGTCGAGCAGACGGTCGGGCTGGCCGTTGATGATGCCCTGGGTGAGCGACGGCTGCCACAGGAACGCACCGATGGTGCCGCCCGCACCGTCACGCAGCTTGCGCAGCGTGCCAGCCGTGGAGTCGTTCATCAGCCAGGCGGCGTCGGGCGAGTTGCGGTACTCGTCATTGACGCTGTACTGCAGGTCGATGAGCTTCTCCACCGTCGGCGTGATGAGCGAGCCACCGGTGGCGATGGTGCCTGCACCGACGATGGCGGTCATGATGCCGTTGGGGCGCCCCGAGCCAGAGCCAGCAACGAGGTCGGTGGCGATGACGCGGCCGAGCGCACGGCCGATGTTGCGGCCGAGGAAGCCCTCGATGTCGATGCCGGCGTCGGTGACGACCTCGGATGCCACGACCACCAGGGCGCCGTACTTGAAGGCGTCGAGGCGGGTGCGGGCGAAGGTCGGATCGGTGCCGCCGATGGCGGTGCCCTGAGCGACGACGAGCGTGCCGATCGTGTGAGCGCTCACACGGGGCAGGTCGAGCGGCTCACCCGAGGTGGTGTTGAGCTTGGTGGTCGGCGCACGGAAGATGCCGTTCGACGCCTCCATGTACTCGTACAGGGTGCGGGCCAGCGTGGTCGGCACGAGCGAACCGGACGAGCCGGTGTCCCATGCGAGGTCACGCAACTCGTACGCCGTGGCGCCCTGGCGGAGCAGCTCGCGCTCCTTGGCGGCCGAGCGGATGTCGACCTCGAAGGAGACCTTCTCGCCACGCATGCAGGCGTCGAGGAACGAGCGCAGCTCGTTCACGGCCTGCTGCGGGGTGGCGACGCCGGGGTCGCTGCTGAACACGCGGGCCTGAGCCTCGCGCAACTGGGCGGCCTCGCTCTCGCGACGCTCGCGCATCACGTACTCACGGATCTCGGCGTCGAGCTCGTCGATTTCGGCGTCCATCCGCTCGATGCGGGCCTGCTCTTCGGCCGTGCGCTCACGGCCTGCGGTGTTGTCGAGTTCAGCCTTCTGAGCGTCCCACGCCCGCAGGCGCTTCTCGTTCAGCTTCTCGACGTGTGCACGAATGTCCATCGTGGGTGGTGTCCTTTCGGGAGAGTGTGCGACGTGCCCGGGGTGGGCCGTCCAACAGGGGGTTGGGTGTCGCGACGGGTCTCGTCAGGTGCAGGTGCCTTGCGGCGGCGTGCGGCGTGGGGAGCGGGTCGCAGGTGCAGCGTCAGGTCAGCGCAGGGCGCAACAGACGCTTGCGCTCGAGCCGTTCCCGGTCCATCCGGTCACGGTCGGCGAAGGTGTCGACGGGTGGCTGCGGCAGGCGGGCCTCGAAGAAGGCCAGCGCGCGACGCACCTCGTCGTCGGTCATCTCGGCATCGGTGAGCGATGCCAGCATCTCGTCGAAGGAACGCATCGACCCCGACGTGTACGGGTTGGCACCCTGCCACACCACCGACGCCTCGAACAGCTGCAGTTCCTTGATGGTGCGCTCGGTCATGTCGTCGTTCCACTTGTCTCGCGCCTTGGGCACGGTGAAGCCGATCGACATCTGGCGCATCTCGCCACGGGTGACGGCGCTGCGCAGGTTCTGCACGTCGCTGCGGGCCGGGTCGAGCTCGGCCGAGACACGCAGGTCCGGATCGGCGACCAGGCGCAGCGTGCCAGCCGAACGGGTGGCGAGCGGGATGCCCTTGTGGTCGTGATTGATGAACAGCGCCACGTCGGCCTTGGAGTCGCGCAGCGTCTTGGTGAAGGCGCCGGCGGCGATCGTCTCGGTGAACGTGCCGAACATGTCGTGCACCGTGTAGGGCGCATCGACGACCGATGCCACGCCCTCGAAGGTGTAGCCGTTGTCGCCGCCCTCGCGGAACTCGAAGTCGGTCAGGTCGTAGTGGCGGATCTGGCGGCCAGTGCCGCGTTCGTCGATCATCATGTGAGCACCTCCTCAGGTGAGCAGTAGGAGCGAGGCGAGGATCGCCTCAAGTTCTTCGTCGACGGTGCGACGGAGGGGTTTGACTGGCAGGCCGACGAACGTCCTGCTGCCGCTGCCGGGATCGTCTTGCGGCGGCTCTGGCGGGATGGTCCCGGTGGACTGCAGCAGTGTGAGCAGCACGGCCGCTCCTCTCGGGCTAGAGCGCCTCGAGCGTGGCGATGGTGTCCTCGGTGGTGGCGATCTCTGCGTCGGCTGCGGCGATGGCGGCCGTGTCGCCGAGGCGCTCCGCTTCGGCACGTAGCACCGTCTGACGAGCGACCCACGTACGGGCCTGGCGGATCAGGTCGTCGACGGTCATCAGATCACCATCGCCCGGAGCATGACGGTGGACGTGTTCAGCACGATGTACACATAGTCGATCTCGGTGGCGCCGTCGGTGTAGCGGACGTCGAAGCTTGTGTCGCCGGCGATGGCTGAGCCCTGGGTGTACGTCATCGTCGACCAGCCGTCCTGCTCGCTGGTGACGACGTTGTAGCGGAACCACCTGCCCGTCGCATCCTTCTGCACGTAGATGGCGTTGTCGCGATAGACGTACTTCGAGCCAGCACCGAACACCTCGGTCGCCGGGGCGTACGTCAGGCCGCTGCCCCAGGTGTTCAGCGCGATGTCGTAGCGGTCGAGCACGGCACCAGCGCCGCCACGGAAGCTGTAGATGTACCGCCCGTTCAGGATGGCAGACTCGTTTATCCACGCTGCGTCAGTGGCGTCCCATACCCAGTGCCCACTCATCCCGACTGCCGGGGCAGCGGCACGGGCAGCGGTCGGCGACAGCGTCGTCCAGGTCCCGGCGCTGATTGAGTACCTGTACAGGGTGACCGCCGCCGAGCCCATGTAGTAGATGAAGTCGTCGTTGCCCTCGATCGAGTAGACCGAGGTGGCGTCGGGGTTCGTCGTCCATGCCGCCGAGGTGGTCAGCACCGTGCCGGTGTTGCTGGCGATGGTGCGGATCTGCCCGGCGCCGGTGCCCGACACGATGCGGACCTGCGAGTTCGCCCACTGGTTCGTCGTCCACGTCTTCGCCGAGTTCGTCAGCGTGGTCGCGGCTCCCGCCGTGGCCGTGCCGGTGGCGAATGCGGCATATCCCTCGCCCTGCCACGACGACGTAGAGATGAGCTTCGAGTCGGTGCCGATCACGGCCGCTGGAGCGACGCCGTCGGTGGCGCCCGTCTC